TCTTTAGATGTTCCTTTGATATCCTTTACTGATTCGTTAGTATCTGTTTTAATATTCTTTAGAGAATTGGCTGTTGTATCCTTTATAGATTGTAGGGATTCTTTTGTTGTAGACTTTATTTCTTTAACAGAGGCCCCAGCTTTTTCTTTTATGGTATTAAGGGACTCTTTTGAAGTGGTTTTGAGTTCTTTAGAAGAAGTGCCTGCTTGGTCTTTAACAGAAGACACCGATTCCTTAGCTGCCGAACCAATGTTCTTAACAGCTTGGGTAGATTGTTTATTGATATCAGCAATATGTTTGTTCTTTTGCTGTTCTAGATCTTTATCTGCCAAAATTATCCTCGATTTTTATTTTTTAATCTCTCTTGTTCTCTGTCAAGGTAATCCTTTAGCATATCAACATAAATGTCTCTTTCAAATGGTATCATATCTTCTATCTCTGCTATCGACCATTTGTGATACTGGGCCAGACCAAAATTCAACGTGTAATAATTATTCAGCGAATTGTGGGCTAACCCAATGTAAAAAAATCATTAAGATTATCTAGAACAATAGTTCTGTTGTTACCAAGACTGTTAACATAAACCAGCTCGTGATTGATTTTTGGCATAGTTTTGAAGAAAGTTTGTATTTTTTCAAACGTACCAACATCTAACGTTGAAATGAATTCGTCAACCTCTTCTCTAGGGGCCTCGCTGACCAAATACGTTTCGTTTCCTTGAACAATTACATCCATACAGTTTGAAAGCAATTCAAAGAATATATCTGATTCTGATAAACTAGGGTCCAAGCTTTGCATCAAACGCGCTTCAGGGTATTTCATTCTCAAAGTAATGTTATCAGTCACGTTTATAAAGTTTGTGTGTTCTGGGTCAAAAATAACTTGAACCTCGTCAAGATTACAATCTAAAGTGTAGCTTTTGTCATCTTCGTTGTCTCTGTAAGTCAGTTTAATTATGTTGTTGACTGACCTTGCTCTCAATTTCAAGAACACGTACTCAAGATCAAACGTGGTCAAAGCATCTACATCAAAACCTTCTGTTATAACGCAGTTGTTTATAACTTGTTTGATTGCTCCAATTACTTCTCTTGGTTCTTCTGTTTGTTGGGCTATCAACAAGATCTTTTCTTCTTTGACGAGAAAAGGTCTCATTTTAATTTCTTGTTTGGTGGACGGTAAAGTCAAATCAAAAGTAGGATACAATAGTTTAGGCAAAGCCATTTCACAACTCCTTATTATAGATTAAATCCAGTTAAAACTGTTTTTGCATTATTAACAACGTTGATAACATCCCCAATGCTTTGTGGTTTTTTGATAGCCCCAAGTACTTGTATAGCTGTTCCAATCTTAATTAACTTGCCAAACAAACCAAGGGTATTTTTAGTTCCTTCTTTCAATTTAATGGAGTCTTTAATATTATTCACATTAAAATAGCTGTAAGCAAACTGGACAGGAATTCTGACGAGATTATCTGTGTCACCCCAGTTGTATTGTACATCCCCAATTGCTACAGGAAAAGCTTCAAAAATATCAAAGGTACGTAAAGTATCAGAATTTTCATTGTATGTAATTAAATTTATGGGAGCAGTATATTCGTTTTTATACGAGTGTTCAAATGGTAGAGCATCAACATCGTTTGTTTTTATTGCCGAGGTTTTTTCGTTGAATCTTAAAACGCTATTCATCCAGATATAGAAGAATTTGTAGATGTCTCCTTGTTGGTCACCGATGAACGAACAGTTGAATCCTCCATACGAAGCCCCATTAACAATCTTTTCAGTTAGGCCATATCCATGTCTCATTGCATCAGAAGTGTTGAGGTTGATACCAGGAACGCTTGCACTTTCACATCTTAAATTCAATAGCTTTGGCGTGTCAGTGAGGTTATACGACGATTTGAGTGGTATAATGATTGGAGGAATATTAAATATAACTTCAAATCTGTTAGTTTTTGTATAACCTTTTTTGCCAAAATTGGAATAGAATTCACCAATTTTGTTATCAAACGTAGGCTTTGATGTTCCTAAACCTAAAAATCACGTCCCAGCAGCAACTGTGCCAAGTACATTCATTGCTGTGTTGATTTTAGTTGCCATTTAATATTCCTTTTGCCGCATTTTCTCTGATTTCTTTTCTTGAATCAGCAAACACTTTTGTTTCTGTCGTTTTTGAAAAACGTCCTACAGGCAAGAAAAGTGCAATATCCCATTGTTCTGCTGGAACAAATAGCATCCTCGATTTAACATGGCTATTTAGATATTGTTTCACACAAGGTTTGAAAAATCTAAATTTAGACGTACTCTCGAGGAGCTGGTACGAAATCCTTAGTTTTGTGGTCTCGTCATATTTTTTATTTGACACAGTCATGTACAAACTGTCCATTAATTTAGCTCGGTATGTGTAAGGGAGATAATGGAGGTTTAATCCATAGAACCCTTCTTTTGTTACTCTGAAAGGAAACACAACAGGATATCTATCATAATAGGGTAGATCTTTTTTTGTCTTAGGATCATACTGAAACATGTACATAAAGCCCTGTCTTGCTTTGCTTGTGAGAATTCCTCCGCTAGTAATAGTTCTTGCTGGGGATTTGATGGTAGTTTCTTGGGCCTTTGATCTAAACCACTCTCTGGCTTCAGACACTCTTTTTGTGTTTATTCCTGTCTTTGAACCTTCTGTTAGAATATTCATAAACACGTTAGGTTGGGCTTCGGCTTTCCCGAGAGTTGCTTTTACAGCTGCTGCAAGTAAATCAGTTGCTAAAGTTGCCATTATTTTAATCCTAAACTATATTCGTCAAATATCATAAACTTCCAGTTTTTGTCTTTACAAAACGATTCAGCTGCGACCCACTTAGCACTATTAACACCCCACGTTTTTACTTCGTTCAAATAACGTCTATTCAGGTTGCGTTGTATTTTTGGCTGGATTGTCTGGCTTCTTGGCTTCACTTCAATAACCATTATTTCCACGTTTCTCTCGTCTATTTTCTTTTTTACCCAAAAATCAGGAAAGTATCTGTGCATTCTTCCGTCTATCGGAGATCTGTATGGAATAGAGAATTCTTCACTACACCATTGTATGATGTTGGGATGATCATCTAAATAGGTCATCAAACGGCTTTCCCACGATGATCTATAAAAAATCTTCGTTGGATCTCCTTTATATTTCGAAGGATTCTTGGGTTTGAAAAAGCCTTTATAACTCATAGGAACTATTTATGCCTTTTAACGCAAGCATTAATCAGCTAGCTGGTACAGTTAGTCAAAAATTGACAGCTAGTGCTCAAGAAGCCATGGGATCTATTAGTGGTGCTCTTAGTGGGACGTTGTCGTCTGGAGTGTCAGGGGCAACATCTATGTTAAATGCTCTTTCGTCTCAGGCAGGTAAATTGGGTTTATCGTCTCAATCTCTAAATGCTGCTGTATCTCAAGTTACAAATGCTTTAGATTTAACATCTATGTTTAAAGGATTGCCTAAAACACCACCTTTAAATGTTGTTGAAGCAAAACCTGAACAAACACATGCTGCTCAAGTTGGCAACTCACCGGATCTCAAATTTCCCGAAGATCTTGGCGAACATAAGATTAAATTGACGTTTGTGTCGTTTAGTCAAAACTCACCCGTTGACAGAGTATCAAAAGTAAAACCCCTCACAATTTACCTACCGATGTCTCCAAATCTGAATGAAACATATACTATTGGATATCGCAATGCTTCAATGGAACAGCTTGGTACCCTTGCTGACGCCGCCGTGCAAAACTATTTTAAAGATACCGAAAAGGGGTTGAATGGTGCAGGTAATAGCGGTATGGAAAATGTTGGGTCTGTTATAGGTTCACTGAGCAAGGCTTTATCAACCAACGGCAAAGATACAGCATTTGCGATGGCTGCTAAGGCTGCGTTATCTCTTACTGGCAGTGTTGGAGCAGCCGTTCAAAAAAGTCTTGGAGCAGCCATTAATCCAAACATGGCTACTTTGTTTGATTCTGTTAATTTTAGAGAACACCAGTTTACGTTTAAATTGTATCCGACGTCCCAATCAGAAAGCGATAAATTAAGAGAAATTATCAAAGCAATACGGGACAGAATAATTCCTAAAAAATTAGACACACAGTTTCTTGGGTTTCCAGATAAGGTGAATATTGAAATACTTCCCGCTAATCCTTATGTAGAAGGTATTAAAACCTGTGTGGTAAAAAACATGTCTGTGAATTATGCTCCAAATGGAGTAGCTTTCTTTAAAGGAAAGCAAGGCAATCCCGTTGCTGTAGAAATTTCTTTATCATTTCAAGAAACAGAAATGATCTTTTTTGATGTGTCAGAACCGGCTAAACCAGCAGCACCCCCACCACCCCCACCACCCAAAGCAGCACCAACTAACGATCAAAATCGTGCCGAACGCCTCGCTGCAAGTATAGCGGTAGGCCAATAATATGTCTGGATACTTTTCAAAACTTCCTTCTGTTATGTATGGCAATGCTCTTGCCACAAATATTACTGCTCGCTTGAAAATGTTTATTGATACTGGCGATAGAATTAAGGTTTTCCATGATTATACTTTACAAGAGGGAGAACGTCCCGACACCGTAGCAGACCATTATTATGGGGATCCTTATTTTGCTTGGCTTATTTATTTTGCCAACGAAATTATTGATCCTTATTTTGAGTGGCCTCTCAGTCAACTGGATTTTAATAAGTTTGTGGTAAAAAAATACGGATCAGCAGTAGATGCTACAGAAAAAATATTATATTATCAGGTAAACTGGTCAACTGATGAAAGTATGCTGAGTCCTGGCGCATATGATTCACTACCTGCCAAATTAAAATCCTATTGGTCTCCTGTTTTAGGATATCAACAAAATATCGTTTCTTATCAAAGAGCTGCTCTCGACTGGACATTAGAAACCAATAAGGTAGTTGAATTAAAATTATCAGCGATCGATTTAGCAAAGTTTAAT